TCAGATGGCTCTGGAGAGTTCTTTGTCAAGCTGCTGACAGATGATGTTGAGGGGGTTGTCGAGGAGCTTGACGGGTGGGTTGATTGGCACATTGATAAGGGAGATGAGTGATGACTGAATTAGAGAAACTCCAAGAGGAAAACAAAGCCCTTCGGGAGGAGCTGGAAGGCGTCCGGTACTGCGCCACTGGGGATAAATCTGAGCTGGATTACGTGAAGAAAGAGCGGGACGAGTTACTGGCATGGGCGGAATCAGTGGAGTCCCCTAGTATGGTGATCATAGAGAATATTGATGAGACGCTTGATCTACTGGGTGAAGGTTTTCCTGAAAATATCGTCCATCTCAAGAAGGATCTTAACTCAGGGGTAACCGAGCTTCACAAGGTTATCAGCGACACGCCGTCCGCTAGTCTAGCTCGACGGGATGCACGGATGAAGGCTGAAGCTCTACGACACTATGCAGATAACCTACAAGGCGCTGACAAGAAGTTCGCATTGGAGGCTGCAGAGTACTACCAAGATAAATCAGAGGAGGGCTGATATGAATTGGTACGAAGAAACAGTGAGGCGATACAATCCTCGTGAGCTTAAGCCTAGTGAGGCTTGTGTAGAGATTGTACAGTTCTTTGAAGGCTTTGAACCAGAAGCTTACAGAGATCCTGTTGGTATCGTCACCATAGGTTTTGGCGAGACTGAGAATGTCCAGATGGGCGACACAACCACTCTTGAGGAAGCTTCTGAGCATCTCCTTAAGCGTCTTGAAGAAGACTACGGGTACGCCGTCACGAGCTACGTGAAGGTGCCTCTGACGCAGTACGAGTATGATGCCCTTACGTGCTTTACCTATAACTTAGGAGCAGGGGCGCTCAAGAGGAGCACGCTACTAAGGCTTCTTAATCAAGGGCTTTATGAAGAGGCTTCTGATGAGTTCCCCAAGTGGTCGAAGGCGGGAGGTCGCACACTGAGAGGTTTGTTTCGTAGGCGTATTGGTGAAGAGTTAATGTTCGAAGGCGATGACTGGGAACGCTACAAAGAAATATCTGGTTAGTAGCTTGACAGGGACAGACTGAGGAGGTAATCTGTCCCTACACCAACGGAGGAGGAATGAATATGAGTGACTACAAAGATGCCTTGAAGGATGCCTACAGACACCTAGTTAACGCGCACAACGGGCTTGAGGATGCTGAGTACGAATGTAGTGAGGAGACACTTCTAAGTGATCTCTCTGATGCCATGTGTGATATCATGGAAGCAATGGAGAAAGTGATTTCACTTTACAATAAGGAGGAATGAATATGAAGATCACCAAGCAACTCATCAAACGTTTCGAGAATCCTGAGATTGATGTACGCATCATCAATGGAACTTTCAAGTCCGCTACGGCATCTGTTACGTATGCCAACGGGCACACTTACAAGGTATCTGTGGGGCGCTCTCACCCGCTATTGGAAAGCTCCTGCTCAGAGTCCCATATTGGGAGCACCTTCAATGAGCCGATGAGCGCAAACTCTGCACTTGTTCACAAGGAGATTCCAGAAGAGCTTGTCTTTGTCGAGGAGATGTTGTACGATCTTGCTGAGATCACTGACGAAGAAGCACGAGATCTTTGTAAGAATCTCCACGATGCTTTCATGGAGTTCAATAGGCAGATGGGTTTTAAGGAGGAAATCTGATGAACGAACAAGCACAGCAAGCCCTAGCGAATCTCTTGAGTATGGCTGTTGATGGTTTGAACGGCGCTGTAGAGTTTAGCAAGGCACAGCTTCCAGAGGTTGTTGAGCAGCTTCTTATGTGGCATATGGTGGAGAGCCTTATTTGGTTCTCTATTGGCGGGATTCTACTGCTGAGTGTTGTTGTAGGTGGCTTCGTAGTTAACGCCAAACGAGAACGTCCTATGACAGATGAGCAACAGGCAGCACGTATCAAGGAACTGCGAGATGCTTATGATGCAGGTGAAGCATGGACTCGCCACAGCAGCTACGGTGTTGTTACGAGCATGTCCTATGACAAGCAATTGGCTGATGCAAAGAATAACGCGGTAGATAACGATAACCTGTATGGATGTTCTGCTCTTGCAGCTCTATTTCCACTGTTCTTCGGGTTCATACTGTTCTTTAGCAACCTCGAATGGCTCAAGATTATAATCGCCCCTAAGCTCTACCTGTTGGAATACGCAGCACAACTTGTTAAGTAACACTTGCAGTGACAATCATAGTGACACTAAGGAGGAACTACATGGCTAAGGTAAAGCAAACTGAGCAGGTGGAAGAGCGAGTTGTGAAGCCTGTTACAGCACGTAATGACAAACAGAAAGAGTTTCTGAAGAACCTTGCAACGAAAGATATCAACATCTTCGTAGCTCCGGCAGGTGTTGGTAAGAGCTTCCTGTCAGTCTCACAAGCACTTCTCTGGCTTGATCGTGGAGTGGTTGATAAGATCACTATCACGCGCCCTAACGTGGTCATGGGACGATCCCTAGGGAGCCTCAAAGGGGAGTTGTCTCAGAAGTTTGAGCCACTGATTCTCCCAATGCTTGAAGTGATGAAGTTCTACAAAGGGGCTGACTGGGTGACTGCTGCGCTGGAGAACCAGTTGATTTCTATGGCCCCACTAGAATACCTGAGAGGCCGTAGCTTCAGCGATGTACTGATTCTTGATGAGGCCCAGCTAACAACACCTGACGAGATGTACACTATCTGTACTCGTATGGCTGATGGCGGAAAGGCAATCATCTTGGGAGATCCCACTCAGAAGGAGAAAGCTGGCACAGATGGCATCAGTTGGCTGTTAGACTTCACCAAGCGTCATGGAATGGAAGACCGTGTAGGCTATGTCGAGGCCACCTCTGATGATATTGAGCGAGGGGGTTTCTGTAAGGCAATGGTGAAAGGTCGTGAGAAGGACGTAGCTGACAATTACATGTACAAAGGAGAATAATTATGCGCATGAAAGGTAAGAAAGTAATCTTCTCTGAACGAGACACATGGTCACTTGATGAGACCCTAGAGCCTGTCATCTTGGCAGCTCTCCAGAAGTTCAAAGAAGTGATTGATAAGCATGGAGTACAAGGCATTCCCCAATGGGCTTTCGCGGAGGAAGATACTGAGCACGAGGACTGTGAGACCGCTGAGAAGAACTACCTCGCAGCACTAGATCTGATGATCTATGCGTTCGATCCTAGTAAGAAACCTAGTCAGGAAGACTTCGGGTTGGTGAGTAAGATGCGCTTTGAGGAGACTGATAAACCTGACTTCTCTCGTGTTGTCTTCGATGTGAACTCCAAAGAAGCTAAGCAGAACTGGATTCAAGGGCTGACTATCTGGGATGAGAAGTGTCAAGAAGGTCGTGAGATGTTCGGGAAATACTTCAAGTCTCTCTGGTGGTAAGGCTTGACAAGCATCTCACTACGCAGTAACCTACTAACACACTAACAAAGAAGGAGAGACTGAGATGTCTGACGTAAGCTTCGACCTACGAGTGGCTAAGAAGTACGCCCAGAAGGCTAACAATGCTAAGCAGCGAGGTATCGAGTTTTCTCTCAGTCTCACTTCCATGAAGAATCTCTGTCGAGCTAAGCGCTGCTACTACACAGGGATGCAACTCACACAGCCACGTCTAAACAAGCCCATGAGGGATTCTGACATGACTATCGAGCGTATTGATCCTAGTAAGGGGTATGTGAAGGGCAACGTTGCAGCGGTTTGTCATGCAGCAAACACTATCAAGAACCAGATTATTGAAGACCCTAACAGTCCTCTTGATCTAGGGATGTTCACGAGGATGGTTAAACTGATGAATAAGAAGAGTAAATAGGAGGAGGTATGGGAAGACCATCGAAGATAAAGACAGGAGATATCCTGCAACTAAAACATGCCGAAGTAGAGATCCTTGAGTTTATAGACCACAAGAACATCTTAGTCCGCGCGATCCCTAGCAAGAAGGTTGCAGAAGGCCCTGCTTATTGGACAGATAACAGTCACTTAGGACGGGGAAAATCTACGACGCCTTTTTGTAGGACTCTGTACGGTAAGGGCTACAGGGGGATAGGGAAGTATAGACCGCGGAACAAGACTAAAGTCCATAGCAACTGGTCAAACATGCTAAAGAGGTGCTATAATGCGAAGTTCCATCGAAATAACCCGACTTACGTAAGTGTCGAGGTTTGTGACGATTGGCACAACTACCAGAACTTCGCTGAGTGGCACCATAGCAACTATGTAGAGGGGTGGGAGCTGGACAAAGATCTAAAAAGCCGCGCAGGGAAGGTGTACTCGCCAGAGACTTGTCTTTATTTGCCCCCTAGTATACACGCGTGCTTAAAGATGGAGTCTACAAGGAAGAGAAGCTTTGCCGGTGTTGCCCTCCCTTACGGAGTAGGTTTCTGCAAACAAACTCAGAGGTACTCTGTATCGTACGGAACACAAGGGGGTTGGGGAGGTAGGTTCGACACCCCAGAAGAGGCTTTCGATAGGTACTTAGAGCTAAGGCACAGCCGGATTAAAGAAGTAGTAGATCAGCACAGGGATGTGCTCGACGAAGAGACTCGGGGCCTTCTAGTATCCCATACGTACGATGTTGTTGCGAAACATTATAGGAGTACAGAATGATTATAGACGAAGAGAGTCTCTTCAAAGGACACTACCCCTGCCCTAGTTGCTCGTCAGGAAACGCCTTAGCTGTCTACCAGAAAGAGAATGATAAAGGGGAGGAGTACCTAGACGGATACTGCTTCTCTTGTCAAACGTATTGCCCACCAAGCAAAACCGCAGAGCATATCGGCTCTCACGTACATATCGGCGTAGAGCGAACCAAAGAACAGGAGGAAGAAGATTTGGCTAATGTAGCAGAGATTATGGAACTGGAACACCGTGGTGTCCGTGAGCGTCGTCTCAAGAAGCAGTACTGCGAGATGTACGGGATGCGTGTATCCTACCACCCAGAGACAGGCGACATTGACACTCACTACTACCCGCTGACTAAAGAAGGTGAAGTGACAGGCTTCAAGGTGCGGGAACTCCCTAAGACTTTCCGAGCCGTGGGAGATACCAAGAAGACGCAGCTCTTTGGCGAGGCACTTTTCTCGGAGTCTGGCGAGTATGCCAACAAGGTGAGCAAGCGTTTCTGCTTCGTCACTGAAGGGGAGCTTGACTGCATTGCTCTCCAACAGATGCTCTCAGAGGAAGGTGATGGGCGCTTCATGAATGCAGTGGTGAGCCTGCCTAACGGAGCTAACGCAAAGGCTGTTCGTCAATCTTACAAGTTCCTGAATAGCTTCGAGACGGTTGTCCTTGTAATGGATCAAGATGCTCCGGGCAAAGCCGCTGCTCTTGAGATCGCTAAGGCTCTCCCGATGGGTAAGTGTAAAATTGCTTCCTACAGTGAGAAAGATCCTTGCGAGATGCTGAAGAAGGGTAAGTCTGCTGAGATGTCCAAGCTTATGTGGACAGCCACCCCCTATACTCCGGGCGGTGTAGTCTCTGGCGAAGGTATGTGGGAGACTGTTATGTCAGAGAAATCTGAAAGCTCTGTCCCGTACCCTTGGGAAGGTTTGACGAAGATGCTAAAAGGTATCCGCACGCCAGAGCTGGTAACGCTGGTAGCGGGATCTGGCGTAGCTAAGAGCACCTTTGCACGAGCTATCATGCACCACCTCGTAAAGACTACCAACGAGAATGTAGCAGGGATGTTCCTAGAGGAATCTCTTGAGCGTACTGGTAAGAGCCTAATGAGCTTTGAGGCTAAGAAGCTTGTCCACTTGCCGGATCACGGAGCCACCAAAGAGGAGATGAAAGCAGCTTTCGATGCCACTCTCGGGACAGGGCGTGTCTTCTTCTTCGATAGCTTCGGCAGTAACGACATTGATACGATCTGCGAGAACGTAACATACTTCGCCAAGGCTGCTCAGTGTAAGTACATCTTCCTTGACCACATCAGTATTCTAGTGTCTGGTGGTGGCCACGGAGATGAGCGTAAGGCGCTTGACGAGATCAGCACTAAGCTCCGCACACTGGTACAAGAACTGGACATCTGCCTCTACATGGTGTGTCATTTAAAGCGTCCGTCTGACGGCTTGGGTCACGAGCAAGGTGCTCAGACAGCACTCTCGCAGCTTCGAGGCTCAGCAGGTATCGGGCAGCTCTCTGATACAGTAATCGGTATTGAGCGTAATGGTCAGGCAGAAGACCCTGTGGAGCGAAACACATCTACACTGAGAGTCTTGAAGAATCGCTTCGTAGGTACTACTGGCGTAGCAACTCGTGTACACTACAACCCCGTCACAGGTGAGCTTACTGAGGTGTCGGAAGAAGAGACCGAAGAGTACGCTGCCAAGGGTCTAGTGTCAGAGTTTGAAGATGCGCAAGAGGCTCCTTGGGAGTACTGAGACAACCACACTAACAAGGCTGATTGGATAACATGAGAGCCTAGAGGAGAAGAGATGAGAATTGCATTCGATCTGGAATCAACAAACCTGTTGGACAGTAGCTCAATCGACTACACGGTTTTTCCCTACGAATTACGAGACAGTTTCGCCGTTCACTGTCTAGTAGCTAAGGATATTGACTCAGGGGATCTCTACCGATTTACTCCTGAGAACATTGGAGAAATCCCCTCTTTCATGGAAGGCGCGACAGAGGTAATCGGTCACAATATTATTAACTATGACTGCCTCGTGCTTCGTCTCTACTTCGGACTCCACTTCAAGGTGGGCTATGAGGGCGATGACGACACACTGAACGGCAAGCCTATCAAAATCACTGACACCTTGGTTCTCTCTCGTATGCTGAACCCTGACAGGAAAGGAGGCCACTCTCTGAAAGCTTGGGGTCTCCGTACAGGAGTCTTGAAACAGGGCTTCGGTGAGACTGCCGACTGGAAAGAGTACACAGAGGAGATGCTGGAGTACTGCGTAGACGATGTTCTGGCTACAGAGGCAGCTTACAAGGCTCTCTGCAAGGAAGCTCAAGGGTGGGATTGGAGGCTGGCTCACAATATCGAGAAGAAGATTGCAGAGCTGACCACGTATCAGGAGCACTTCGGTTTCTACTTTGACAAGGGGCTTGCTGAGGAGTGTCTTGTAGAGCTTGACCAGTGGCTCGAAGACATCACTGCTCGGGTGGAGCCTCAGTTACCTAAGAAGCAGATCAGCAAGACCTCTGCCAAGCAGTACACGCCACCGAAGGTGCAGTTCAAGAAGAATGGTGAGCTGTCTGCCAATATGCTGAAGTTCATCGAGAAGATGGGAGGTTCCGTAGTAGGTAAGCGTCAGGCAGAGATTCGAGGCAAGGTGTACGACCTCCCCCTTCCTCTTGAGCCTCTTGTGACAACAGAACCTATGCAGATGGGCAACCAGATTGAGATGAAGCAGTGGCTCGTAAGCCTTGGTTGGAACCCTAAAGTCTGGGGAGAGAAGGATCTGACGCTGGACTCCAACAAGCAGAAGCAAACTAAAGAGAAGTTCTTGCAGTCTGCTGAGAGGTACATTGAAGACACACTGAACAGCCCTTACTTGGACTACCGTTGTGATCGTCTGAAGTGTAAGCCTTTTGAGCTGCGTAAGAAGATTCTCAACCACAACCTCAACAGACCCTTGAAGGTGTATACTTCGCCTAAGTACACAATCAATGCAGATAAGGATATTGATCCGGCTCTAGCGAAGCTGGGAGAGGACTACAAGTTCGTTGAAGATGTTGTCAAGTGGCTGACCTACCGTCACCGCCGTAACAGTATCTTGAGTCCGAAGGGGACAGGCTTCCTGAAGCACTACCGAGAGGATGGACGCATCCCTACGCCCGCTAACCCTTGCGGAGCCTCTACATCGCGCTATCAGCACTCTGTTGTTTGCAATATTCCTAGGGTGACTTCGGAGTATGGTGATAAAATGCGTAGCCTATTTGGCTGCCAACCGGACAACTTCCAAGTGGGCTATGACTTCTCTGGCTTGGAGGCACGTATCGAGGCTCACTACACGAAACAGTTCGACGGAGATGCTTACGCCCTAGCACTGGTCTCTGAGAAGCCTAATGACATCCACACAGTGAATGCTCAGAAGGTTGGCGTGACACGAGATGAAGCCAAGACGATGAAGTATGCTGTAACCTACGGGGCACAGGCGGCGAAGATTGCTTCTCAGATGGGTTGGTCTATGCAGAAAGCTCAAAAGATCTTCGATGATTTCTGGGATGCTGCTATGCCCTTGCAAGTACTGAAGGAGCGTGTGTCAGGCTATTGGATCAAGAAAGGCGGTAAGGAGTTTGTGAAGGCTATCGACGGACGTAAGCTTTGGGTACGTTCCGAGCACTCTATCCTGAACATTATCTTCCAGAGTGCTGGTGTGATCTGCGCCAAGAAAGCTAACATTCTCCACCACAAGTGGCTTGAGGAGCGGGGTCTTCTATTTGATCCCTTTTCTGATAGCTCCTTTGAGGGCAAGTGTCACGCCCAGACGCATTATCACGATGAGTGCCAATGGGAAGTGCATCATAGCCTAGTGGAAGACGGTAAGAGCGTCGTGGGAGAGCTTGCTTCAAAGGCAGCTTACGAGGCTGGAGATTTCTTTGGCTTGCGTGTATCTTTGGATGCAGACTACGATGTAGGTAAGAACTGGAAAGATTGTCACTAACCCCTTGACAGCTCCTCACCAGCCCCTTAAACTGTGCTTAACAGATCAGCCGGTGAGGATCTGTTAAACCTAGCCTTACAGGAGGAACCTAACAATGTCCTACGTACTAAACTCAGAGTCCCGCCTCTTCGTGATGCTCTCCGAGGAAGCCCTTACAGCGTGTGACTCAGGAGATAAGCCCTCAATAAAAGCCTTGACAGACGCTAGAGAGCTATGTAGTATGGGAGACCAGAAAGGAGCTGAGAAGGCGCTTGCAAAACTTGATAAGCGTGTTGATAAAATCGCTTGACAGCAACACCACTCTTTAGTAAGATACACAGCAGCTCAAGAAGAGCTATTTAAACATACAGAGGAGATTTACACATAATGGCTAACATCAAGTTCATCGAAGAAGCTAACAAGTCTGGTCAGAAAGAGCTGGCGAAGGGTATCCTGTCAGGTGTCCACTGCTTCTATACTAAGGTTCAGCAACCAGAAGCGGTATACAGCGAAAAAGATAACCCGCGCCCTGAGATGTTCGAGTACAAGGTAGATTTGGTGGTCAATGAAGACATCGCTGACCAGTGGGACGAGAAGTTTGCTAAACAACCTGCTAAGAAGCACCTCAAAGAAGCCTTCATGAAGAAGTACAAGCTGGAGAAAGACGAGGACTTCCCAGAGGGTCTCGACCCGTCAGCTAAGAAGTTCTGGACGATTACTCTGCGCCAAAATAAAAATTATCGCGATAAGAAGACCGGTGAAGTTAAAGACCTCTCGATGGCATTGCGTCCGAAAGTGGTCGAGATGGTGGATAACAAACCGGTAGACATCACCATGAAGAAACTGGTCGGTAACGGTTCTCAGGCAGATGTTCTCTTCCGAGTGAACCACAGCAAGCAATATGGCCCTGCCGCCAAACTGGCAGTCGTCAAAGTTACTCATCTTATTGAGTACGAAGCAGCGGGCACTAAAGATGAGGTTCTTGACGACTTCCTCGGAGGTGATTTGGAAATCGACGAAAGTGAGTACGAAGTGAAATCTCAAAAGGTTGCGGAGACGCATCAGGAGGATGACGACTTCTCGGAGATGCCCGATGCGTTTGTACCGGAAGAAGACGAAGAAGACTACTAAGTAGTAGCTAATGGGCCTCTCCTTCGGGAGGGGCTTTTTACTTTACAGAGGAGAACTGACATGCTCATCATCTACATCCTGTGGCTCATCGGAGTAGGATACTTCCTATACAACTCTGCCAGCTACACCTACCAGCAAACTAGCAGCGACATGGATAGTAACATGA